AAGCAAAATTTTTGCCGCATCCTGGTTGACAGCCGGCCGAATCTCTCTATAATACGCGCCACCATCGAGACGCGGGAATAGCTCAGTTGGTAGAGCACGACCTTGCCAAGGTCGGGGTCGCGAGTTCAAGTCTCGTTTCCCGCTCCACTCCCGATGGTGATGGCTGGATGGCAGAGTGGTCATGCAGCGGACTGCAACTCCGTGTACGCCGGTTCGATTCCGACTCCAGCCTCCATATATTTCAAAGAGTTACGCTGCCGAGCGGCAGCGCTTCCGGTAATTTCCGAATTGATTTCAAGTTATACAGTGGTTTCATAAGCAAGCCGCTTTCTGCTGTTTTTGTATCGTCCGATACACTTCAATCATGCGTATCCACCACCGGCACTTTGCGATCATAGACCTGTACCTGTGACTGCGTTTTGTGTCCGCTGAACTGCTGTTTGTTGCCTTCGTAGTCACTGATACTCTTGGCTTTGATGTCATGAAAAGTGAAGTCGAACAGTAGGTTCATATTCAGCTTTTTATTGCGCGATTCTTTCTCTGCGTCATCCCTCGCCTTACGCCACCATTGGCGTAATTTGTGGCCTGTGATCCGCTGGCCGTTCTTGTCTACAAATAGATAGGTTCGGTTGGCAACGACCTGCTGCTGGCGTAGCATCTTGATGGCGGCACGCAGGCGAGGATTCCAGCGTTTGATCTGGGCCTTGTTGGTTTTGCCCTGTTTGATGTAGATGCCTTCCTCCTGCAGCTGCTCATGCTTCAGGTTGAGTATGTCGCCTTGGCGAGTGGCGCAGCAGTAGCTGATCTCCATGGCGACCTTGACGTAGGCGTTGGCCTGCTCGTAAACCGCGTCATACTCCCAGTCCTCGATGTAGCGATCACGGCTTTCTTCTGTGAACTTGCGCACCTTGTGACAGGGGTTCATTGATACCCGTCCACGCTCGTAGGCCCAGCTGAATACCTTGCTCATGAAGCTGTGCTCACGGTTGGCTTGCACTTGTGTTTCTTCGCCTCGGATGTCCATGTACTGACGGATATGCTCGGGCCGGATCATCTCGGCCTGCATCTTGCCGAACACCTTCAGGACCGTTTTGCTGTAGCGCTCATAGTCCGAGCGTGTGCGCACTGCCAGTGAGCTGAAAGCAGGTGACGCCATGAATACGCTGACCAGGTGTTCAAGGCTGTTTTCGATTACCTGATATTTCGCCAGCTCTTCGGCATGGCGACGAAGCACGACTCGGCGGGGCGCATCTATCGGGCAAAGCGGGATGCAGGTTTTCTTGTCTGGACGGAATTCAAAGGCTGAGCGGCCCCGATAAACTCGCTCGGGCAGCCATTCGTTTTCGGCTTTGCGTCTACGTGCCATTTCTCAATGCTCCGAAGTCGGGCGTGCTGGCGCTGTCATTCACGGCAGCTTTGCGCAGCATCGGGTGGTTTACGTGGTGCCAGGTGGTGCGGGGCTGTCCATCGTTGCGCTGGAAGTAATGGATGCCGTTTTGCTCCAGCCAGCGCTTTTGTGCCGAGGCCTGCACCAGTCCGGTCAGATCAGCGATTTCTTGGTCTGTTAGTAGTCGGTCCATGGGGCCTCCGATGTTTGTTCTTTTGCTTCAACCAGCCGGTATTCGTTAAAAAACCCTCGATATTCTGGCCCCGGCCAGCGGCTACCCGGGTATATTTCGCGCTCTTCCAGGTGGGGCAGTACGTCGCGGTACCAGGCTTGGCGAAAGCTGTTATCGAAGTGTGATTCGTATCCGAGCGCATCAGCCAGCTGCTGGATATGAAACCACTCCGGCAGCTGGCGGACCGTCTCAAGCGCGATCGGTGGGGCGAAGAGGTCGATTTGCTGTTCTTCCGGCATGTGGCCTCCGATTCATCTGCCGTGACACCGCTCGCCAGTCCCAGTATTGCGGCTGGGGAGGGCGGGTTTGTGCGGGTTTTGGTGTGTGCTTGTACCACTTCAGTTGGCGGGTGATTTTGTTGTTCATGCTGCAGCACCATGATCGACTTTCATAAAAACCAACCAGTGCGACTTTGCTGTTTTGCCGCAACGATTCCCGATCAATGGCTTGTCGGGTGCCAGCTTCAAGATTTCTGACACTGGCACATCATGCTCATTCCACTTAAAGATCAGCGTTCCGTCAGGTTTTAGAACTCGCCAGCACTCACTGAAGCCCTTCCGAAGTTCGGATTTCCAGTCGCCTTCGAGCTTGCCGTACTTTTTGGCGAGCCAGCCGCTCTTGCCATTCATGATCAAGTGAGGCGGGTCAAAAACAACCATTGCAAAGCTGCAGTCATCAAACGGCAGGTCTGTAAAATCGGCCTTTATATCCGGGTCTACGATAAGCGTTCGGCTACCGCCCTTGCTTGATTTATCCTTTAGCACATGATTTTCACGGCGCTTATCAACATAAACGGCATTTGGATTTTCCCGATCAAACCAAAACATTCTGCTGCCGCAGCATGCGTCTAAAACAGGCTTATTCATTTCTGCGTTACCTCAATCTTGTCTGTGCAACCCCGCTGCGCCATCGTGACAGGGATGCCTTTGTAGTGCTCACAACTCATGCGCTCCTGGCACCATTCCCCATCGGAGTCATATCAGCCTGTACTCCTCTCGTTCAGCTTCCGACAATCCGTGCCACTGTACGAACTCACCCCACTGACGCAGCGATATGGACCGTATTGGTCGCGGCTTATAGTCTTTTCGGCGCAGCATGGTTGGCCCCATGTAGTCGTGCCACTCAAACGTTACCGACTTGTATTGATAGATTTTTATAAACGACATATGGATGATCTCCATTGCGTATTTTCGCTTCATTCAGTCTCACCCCTCGCCTCTCGCCTTGGCCAGTGCGGCGCGCCCCTTTCTAACCTCATCCCCCTCTATCGGAGACATGATCTCGATAAGATCTATCGCGCCCAGCAGTGCTTCGTAAAGATCCGGGGCGGCAGCTATCAACCGCGCATTGGCCTTGCATTCACCTGGACGGCTCAAGAAAACATCGGCTAAATAGCCATCCACCCCATCCACCAAGGATCTGATGTATACCGAGCCATGCGATAGCTTTACGTATTCCCACGGGGCGGGGGTCCACTTCGTCTCGCTCATAAATCCTCCTGCATTTTGTTGACATACTCCATAACCGCCCGGTAAAGCTCCGGGTTCGTTGTCTTCCACCGATGCATTGTGCTGGGTGACTTCCCTATGATGGCGGCTGCTTTGCGGATGGGGGTCATCTTAAAATACCTAGGGCAATGTGATTTTCTTGGCTGACTGGGCGGCTGCGCACGGTTTTGTCTTCAAAGAACGCTCGGTATCGGCGTGACATGGTTGCCTCCTTACTGTGTGTTGATGCGCCGTGCTGCCAGGCGGTACAGGGCCTCGATGTCGGATTGCAGTTCGTAGCGGTTGGGGTGGAGAGTGAATCGCTCGGACCCCATGCTGGCGCTGACGCCAGTGTTGTCGATCTGCAGGGTGATGCCGTTGGGAAGGTGCCCGGCGAGGTGGCTGATGCAGTCGGCCATGAGTTTTGGTTGCGGTGCGGCTGGCGCGTTCTGCTGGTATTGCTTAACCGCTCGGTTGATTGTGTTCATCATGTTGATTTTCACTTGCTCAAAGTGTTTCGTATTCCGCTTAGTTGCAAGCGGCGTCAAGGTCAATCTGTATTTCGATCGCTTCAAATTCACGCTCTTGCAACTCGATCACGAATGCCAGGCAGCACATGGCGTGTGCAAGGTGAGACAGGCCGGTTTCTGGGTCGCTGTGTTCTCCGAGCCTATGGGCGTTGATGTGGCGCAATGCGGCTGCGATATAGCGGTTTTCGGCATCGTGTAGTTATCGAGCCTGCTGCCAGCGGCACGCAGCACCTTGTCCAGCGCTTCGTCTATTGGTTTGTCTGTGTCTGTCATGGCTGCACCTCCATCCCATTCTCAACGGCAGACCACCGGCTGACGGGTATATCGAACAGCCGTGCCATTTCGCCCTGTGTCAGCCCCAGCTTTAGGCGCGTCTGGCGCAGCTTCTCGCCGATCACTGCCGGATCAGTGGTGCGGTTTGCGATTGCCTCCCGAGCTTTCCGCACCTGCTCAACAGGAATGCACACGACATGGTAAAGGTCTGGCCGTCCGGTAAAACGGCCACACGGGGCCGGTTTTTCGCAATAGTGCGGGAGATCCGGTGAATGCGGTTTGGCGTGGTGGCAGTCTGAACTTTTGCAAACCAGCGACTTGCTACATTGGTGGGTGTTCACGACTGCACCTCCTTGGCTTGCTGGAGGAGTTGGTTGGCGTAGTCCTTGATGGCGTAGCGTGGCACCTCGATGTATTCCTGATCATCGTATTCAGGATCGAAAACGCCCAACTTGCGGGCAAACCGCTCAATTACCACGGCATCGTGGGTGGCAAGGCATTGCTGCGGCGTGTCATCTAAGACGCAGAGCCATTCATCAAAGCGGCCGCCGGTTAATAACTCATCCCACGGCGCGACATCTCCGTTTTGGTGCAGCCCTGCAACGCCTTCGCTGTTGCGCACAAGGTCATCAATCGCCTGCTTCATGCCGTTAACTTGTGCCTTCAGCTGATCGCGCTCTTCTCGCAATGCCATTTCACGATCAACAGCTCTTATTACGTCCTGACAAGACGCGCTCATATAGTCCGGGTGCATATCTCTCTGACGTGCAGCAGAATCGGGTGTATTCGCCATAGCTACAACACCGCAAGCCGCGAGTTGTAATTGCAACCGCTCCACCTCCGCTCTCAACTGACCACACACATCTACCAGTTCGGCTTCTTTTCTGGAGATGCGTGCAATGCTTTTGAGGTTTACCCAAACATTTTCACTATTACCGCTCCCCCAGCACTTATCACAAACGTCCGATGTAATAACTTGCCCGCCAACACCGCCTCGCCATGTGGTTGTGTTTCCGTATGCACGAACACCAGAACCGTTGCACCCCCTGCACGGTTCATCGCCGTTTTCGCGCTCAATCCCTCGCCATTGCAACATGGTGTCATACATGTGTTCGCGTTGGTTTTGTAATTCGTGGACCTGCTTTCGCAGCCGCTCCACCTCGGCCTGCAGTCGCTTCCGCTCATCATCGATCTGCCGGTACATATCTTCACTGTGGCGGTTAGCAGCGAGCAGTCGCTCGTTTTCTTCCTGCAGCGTCTCAGTGCAGTACTTGGCAAACAGCTTGGCGCTGACGGTGGTAACAAGATTGCCGCTACTACCTTCCGGGAACTCGATGAACTCCTCAAACGCTTTATCGATATCCATCATCGTTCGATCCTCTCAAAGCCTGTGCACTTCACAATCACTTCATCGCCGTCCTTTTGCATCGGCGGCATGGATTCAAAGTTACGCCAGCTGCAGTCGGCGTCCCGGTGCTTGCAGGCGGCGCAGCGGCCACCTTTTGGGTAGCTGGTTATCTTGGTCATTCCGCTACTCCTTGTGCAATCTAGATGCGGTATGGGTTGTTTGCCCGTGCAATAGCAGCCATGGGCGGAGGGCTCACAGAGTTACCACACATATGGAGCTGCTGCGCCTTGGTGAAAATGCGACCGTCGTGCCCACGGTTGATGATGTAATTGCTGGGGAATCCTTGGGCCGCATACAGCTCATGCGGTTGCAGCATGCGTAAGCCGATATCAACGATGACATAAGGCGAACCACTTGGCGGATTCGTTCAGCCAACGGGCCAGGGCAGGAATATCGTCATTGTTCGGCATTGTCCTTCCTGATTTCAGCATGGGGTTCTCCAGCTTGCGCCATCTGGATATTCACCAGGTTCATCATCAGGTTCATAAACGTCCGACTCGCCCTCGATGTCGATGACATCAATGTTATCCACGAAGACGGTGGCAGGTTCCTGTTCCTCGCCAAAAATGAAGACTTCCCTCTTCTGGCTGATTGCCGCTGCGATGGCCTCCTCGATATGCTGGCTAGCTGACGCATCGCCAAATTCATCGCACCAAGGCAGCTCGACAAATAACGAAAGCGCGACTTCGACTTTGAACTGTGACTTGATTGGCTTATCCATTATCGTTCCTCGCTTAATGAGCGGAGATTTTTCGATACAAAGCATCCGTGGCCAGATCCGCATCGTTCGGCCAGCACACGATTGTGGTCGTCGTAGTACATCCGAATCAGGATGAAAAAGAATTCGATGATGGTTGGCATGTGTGCTCCTATGCACTGATGCGAGCACGAGGCACCGCATATGGCATCCAGTGGGTGATTGTGCCAGGCAACACGGCATCCATAGTGCTTTCGCCTTTGTAATCGCCTGATTCACACCACACGCCGTCACTATCAAGCACGCCTAGAACGACATGAACATCACTCTCATCGAATGCTGGATTAGTAAGGACTCGCAGCCACGCGACATCAATGTTTTCTGGAGGCTCTCCATCAATCCAATCTGAAGTTGAGCGTTTTCGGCACAACACGCGACCATAACGAACAAGCTCGTACAGGTAGCCATCAGAATTACGCGCATCAAAAAACATCGCTCTGGCTCTGTCCTGCTCCTTTGCAGGCAGGCACACAAATGGAAGTTTTGTGCTCATTACAGCTTCTCACCTCGAATCACGATCACTTCATCGCCGCCATTCTTCATCGGCGGCATGTTTTCAAAGTCACGCCAACTGTAGTCGGCGTCCCGGTGCTTGCAGGCGGCGCATCTTACGCCTTTTTGGTATGCCTTTGGCTGGTTCACGCCACCGCCCTCACTGTTTCCGACACGCCAAACTCTGTGCGCAGCTCATACTTGATCTGGTTGATCTCCCGTCTGAATGCCTGCTCAATGCCGTTACGGGCAAGGATTAGGGAATCATCTGTTATGCGTTTTGCTGTGCCATCATCGAAGCGCATAACGATATCGGTCAGACCGCCATTACCAAGGCTGGTAATGCTCTGCTGTAGAGTGCAGACACGGTTCCAAAGCCTGGCCGCTTGTTCAAGCTGTTCTGTTGTCATTGCTCCACCTCCTCGGTGAACTCGAAGGATTCATCCTTTTCCAGTATGAACAACAGGCAACATATCGCGTGTGCCAGGTGTGAATACCCAGACTCAATATCTTCAGGCTCACCCATGCGGTAGGCATTCAAGTGGCGCAGGGCTGCCGCCATGTAACGCTCATGGCCGTTCTCTACCAGCGCCCAATTTCCAGGCGCGTATTTATCAGCGCCGTACCGGAGAACGTGGGCAACAGCCAGCTCAGCCATCGGCGGGATGAGGTCGAAACGGGGTTTATCTGTGTCGTGCTTGATGCCGACCATTTTGTTGGCGTCACCTGAATTGTCCTGCTTCAGCTGCTGGCGCTTGGCTTCAAGAGCTACGGGATCGCCTTCGATCATCTTCCCGGCATCAGCAATATGATCTGAACTGTCAGGCGCTGCTTGACGGTTGAGCGTGAGGCCGGGATGTATCACCCGATCTACGCTGGCGGGGTTTGGTGCCATGCAGCCGATCCATTGCCTCGAACCGCTTTTCCAACGCTCCCAGCCGTGCTGGCCCAGCCGGAAATAGTAGCTGCCGATTACGTGCGTGGCGGTGTCCAGCGGCGGCAGCGGAACCAGGTTGTTGAGCACTGCGTCTTCTGGCCGTGCGGTATGCAGCCAGCGTGCCATATCTGTGCGCCAGAACCACCACTCGCCATCTGGCAGGACTTTATACCAGCCAGACACGTAACCGGGTGCGCCAGGACTCCAGTAGTGAGCGGTGGCCGGTCGCTGGTCGATCGGCTCGATGCGTTTGTCGACGTGGTGCTGTTCGTCGCCTACGTCGCCGGTGCAGTACCAGTCCAGCTCTTCGCAATAGTGCAGGCCATCGTTTCCGTTCTGGCCGACTACATCAATGCGGCTCATTTCAGTTGCCATCCTGATATCTCCTCTGCTGGGATGTGGTTACCCTTCATGTCGTGCCAGATCGGGGCGGTGTCGGTGTTGCCGGGGTGGTTGGGGCGGATGCCTTCGATGATCTGGCCGTCACGCAGGTAGATGATTAGCGGGGTGCCGGTGTCGGGCAGGGTCTCAACGGGTGTCATGATGCCTCCTGTTTGGCGGGTGCGCTGAGCGTGTCGAGGGCAATCTGCAGCTTGTGGTACTTCTCGACCCACTGCTGGGCGATGGCCTTGATGTCTGCCGGGATCGGCTCGGTGCGCATCACGTCACCGGTCTGGTGAGTGAGTACGCGCCGCTGGCCGGTGGGCAGGTGTTCGATGTATATCCAGTCACGGGTGTTGCGGTCGTGGCCGGTGATGCCCCAGGTTTCGTCCTTGTAGGCCCACTTGTACTGCTCGGGGTCTGCCTTGCCTTCGGCGATGGCGGTCATGTCATCGAGGCTGTCTTGCAGATCGCGGTTCATCTGCCGCGTGGCTTCCAGTTCCCGAGCCAGTGCCGCCTTGTCCTTCTTGAGCTGTTCGGCTGAGCGGACGGCGGTTTCGTTGCGAGCGGTCAGATCCTTGTTTTTGTCCTGCAGCCGTTTGACCTGCTTTTTCATCTTGTCGGGGTTCATCTCCCGGTAGATGCGGATCTGGCTGTTGAGCGACCGGATCTGTTCCTGCAGGCGCTCGATGGTTTCGTTTGCCTTGTCGACGTTGGCGTTGTTCTTGTCGAGCATCTGTTCACACTGGCGCTGGTAATGCTCGGCCAGTTGCTGGTACTTCTCGGCGTTCTCCATCGCGGTGGTGAGCGATTCGGTGACCAGGGCATGTTCGGCTCGGGCCTTGGCTTCGGCGGCTTCGGCCTTTTCGGCACGCTCGATGGCGGCAGGGTAGCCGTTCCAGCGTTCGATCATGCGTTCAAGCGGTTCCTGCTCGGCCTGGCGTATGGCTGCGCTGAGTTCTGCGGTGTGGGCAATGCGCTGCTGGCGCAGCTGATCCTTGAGCTGCTGGATCTCGAACTGCTCCAGCGCTGCCGCGATCTGGGCGGGGCTGGGTTCGGTGTGGCGGGTGAGGGCGGTCATGCGGCCTCCTGTTCTACCAGCTCGACTTTTTCAAACTCACAAACCCAGCGCACACAGGCTTTCGCTTCTGCTTCGCTGCGTTCGTCTGGAATCACCAGGTAACAACCGGGGCTGTATTCACACACCTCATCAATCACGCCTGTTCGTCCGCGCTGGGTGCACTTGATGCGGCTTCCGATCGGGTAGGGCGGCTGGATGTTGTTGTGTTTCATCCAGCGATGCTCGGCTTCTTTGAGCTGCTGGCGTGCGAAGTAATCCAGCTCATCCAGCGTTTCCATATCTTCCCGGTCGGTGTCCCAGTGGCACCACTTTTCGAGGCGCTTGCACAGTTCGAAGCCGTCCATGCCTAAGTGGTACTCGCTGGCGATCTCGTCTGCGCTGTCGCTGCCGAGTCTTTCAACAAAGTCAGGGTTCTTGTCCAGGAATGCCCTCACTGCAGATTTGAGCAGGTCGCCTGTGAGTGTGGGGCGGGGCGGGTATTGGGTCATGGGGTTCATGCGGCCTCCTGTTCTTTCATCTCCGGCACCGGCGCTTCATAGCCGAACATCTCGCAGAGCTTTTCCACGATTTTTCTCAGCACGAAGACGCGGGTGTTAGCTTCGGTCAGCCATTCCTGTTCGGCGCTTTCGAACTCAACCTCTGACGGCTCGCTGGCAAACACGCCCTTGATGTGGAACTTGTCGGTCAGGGTGAAGCGCAGGCCTTTGTAGTCGAGCTGGATCTGGTGGACCTTTGCGCCCAGCTCGATCTTTTCCAGCAACTGGTATTCGTCGTCACCGTGCGGGAATTCGGTGTCTTTGAATGTGACGCTGGTGCCGGCATCTTCGTTCTTCAATCGCAGATTGCTGCCCAGCTTGAAGACTCCGAACGGTTCGCTGCCGCCGTTGAGGTGTGCGGTCAGGCGGGTGGTGAGGCCCTGTTTCTGGTCGCTGATATGGACGGTTGATGTTGTTACCTTGCCGTCAGCCATGCAGACCAGGTTCAGCACGGCGCTGCTGTAACGATCGGTGGTGTTATCGACAAACAGGTTCTTTTCCTGGCTGTCGTAAAAGCCGTAGATGGTGCGCTCTTTGGTGAGTGCCCGGGGCAAGAGATCCATGATCACTTCGTCTTTGATCTGAAGGCGCTCTTTGCGGCCAACGGCGCGATCCTGCTGCTCCTCGATGTCGCGCACCTTGCGATCCACTTCGCTCTTGATGGCGGCGGCCGGCAGGATCTTTTCCTGCACCAGTACGCACAGGCTATACCCGCGCAGCAGCGGAGTGACGAAGCGGCTGGTGACCGGGTTGCGCTGAAAGCTGAAGCGGATCATCTCGTTGCTGTCGAGCGGACCGTTTCGGGTCAGCGCTTCGTTGCCTTCGATGGCGGTTTCCAGATCAGCCAAGGCGGGCAGGCTGGCGCGGTATACGGATACGTTTTTCAGTTGCTTGAACATGATCAGATAGCCTCTTTCTGTTTTTCGTTCTGGTAGCCAAGGCGCTTCAGGTCGTCCAGGTGCTGGATGATTCGGCAGGCGTGCTCGGCTTGGCTGGCAGCGTCATCGATGGCGCAGTGGTGGATGCCGGTGCGCTGGATCTCGATGTTGGGGAACAGCTTTTTCAGGGTGCGGTAGCAGCGGTTGTGGTACCGGCCCCAGGGCAGGTCGAAACCGGCTGTGCGGTAGGCGTTGGTCAGTATGACGTTATCGAAGTCTGCGCCGTTGCCCCAGATTTCGAGATGCGCGCCGTAGGGGTCGCCAAAAGCCGGACAGGCTGCGTTGTTCAGAGTGTGCAACCAGCCTTCCAACAGGCGCAGGGCTTCTTCAAGCGGCTCTGACCAGCCGGTGATCTGCTGGCGCGCTTCTTCGCTCTGCTTGAGCCAGAAGTTGATGGTGCTGGCGCTGACGGTCAGGCCTGCATCGAGACAGCTCTGCAAGTCTACGGTGACGTAGAAGCCGCCTTCGCGGTCGACTTTGCCCATGTGCGGGTTAAAGGCCACTGCGCCGATGGCGACAATGGCAGCCGTGGGGCGGGTGTCCATGGTTTCGAGGTCGAGCATTACGTGGTTTAGCATTACCACTCCTCCAGCATTTCGCGCAGCACCGGACCTACCGGCTGTCGCTTGATTACGGCCCGAATGCAGAAAGCCAAGGTGAACAGTGCCCAACCGGCCGTTAGCGCCAGCAGAGGGCCTGCAAACAGCAGGATGAAGGTAAAAACCGTTTGTGCGTCCATGTGGTTCTCCTGTTTTTTTTCCAGCAGCACAGGCGCACCTGTGCTCTTGGAAAAAGACCTGTTAATGGTCCCCGACACACCTACCGGCTTACATTCAGAGGCTCGGTTCGGTCACAGCTCGCCACTTCGGGATTCGGCTTGCGCCTTGTGGGTCAAAGCTGGGCAGGTTCCGCCTGCTCGGTACTGCTGTAATCGTTTAGCTGGCGAGGTCAGCGAGGGTGTAGATGTCGCTGGCGCTGCCGTTGGTCCACATATCGAGGTCGATCATCATGTCGCGGTTGGTGCGCATGCCTGCCCGTCGACCACCACGACGGGCGGTGCGGGTCTGGCTGCTGCGGACGCGGCCAGTGCGGGCCTCAATATCCAGACCGGTATCCAGTGCGCTGCCGGTGCCAAGTATCAGCGCCAGCAGCAGGGTGTTGATGCGGTGCAGTGCGCCCAGCTCGACCAGTTTGTTGATGGCCACCACCACGTCATCACAGCCTGTCTTGAAGTAAATGCTCTTCCAGTACTGGTACACGGTGCTCTTCGAGCAGTGCAGCTCACGACCAGCATCAGCTGCAGTGAGCCCGTTGGCCCGACAGACCGCCGCACGGACTTCACCAGGCGTCAGTTTGCGGCCCGACTCCAGCAGGGTTGGGATGCCTTCCCAGTGGCCGAGGGCGTAGCCGTGTTCAGTGCGTGTGATCATGATGGGTGCCTCATTGCCTGTGGTGTTACTTAAAATTACCAACGGTATTATTAATAGTCAACACCGTTGGTAATATTTATTTTGATGATTCCATCAAAGGGGTTCGGTAAAGTGTGGGTAGCGCAGTAGGAAGTAGCGCATGGACTATCAAGGAGTACGGTATGAAACCCAATGTTTTACCAGCGGTAATCACTCTTATTTCACTTGGCGCATTCACAGGGCAGGCATTGGCACAGGCCGGGTCTTGGCAAAATTCGTGGGCACAGGAGCGATCTGGTGCAAAGGCTCGATGCGCAGATACCTTTGATCAGTTCCAGCTGCAAAAAATCTGTGTCGACAACGAGCGCGAAGGTCATCAGAAAATGCAGGGCAATTTCGGCATGCCTCCAAGCGTTGCCGAAAGGGCCAAGCGGCAGTGCGCTGCGATCTTTGATCAGCTGCAGCTGCAAGCTGTTTGCATGGAAAACGAGCGCGATGGATATAGAGCCCTAAATAATTGAGTAGGCACACTCGGTTTCAAGGAATGAGCGTCATGGAATGGATCATCGGTGCGGTATTTGTGCTGTGGGTTATCGGCAAACTGAGTTCTGGAAAGGGCGCGCCCAAGCGCACAAAGGCACAGCAGAGGGGTAGCGCAGAACCGCAGATTGGATTCAGTGTGAGGACTGTCGAGTACACTGGTCGACAGAATAGCGGCCAGGGAGGGAGGAAAGAATTCGATATCGCGCAGTGGGAGTCTGAACTCCGCTCTGTTTGGTCTGGCAATCCCTTACCCGTCACCTTCACTTACCACGGGCATCGTCGACAGGTGCAGGTGAGAGAGATTTTGCATCACCCGAGCGGGCATGTATTCATACTGGGGCATTGCTCGCACCGTGATGAAGATCGGTACTTTGACCTGGCAAAGCTGGATACCATGATCCTGATGAAGAGCAAGCGGTATGATGCTTACGATTGGCTGATTCGCGTGCTGGGCGAGGATGCGGTGATGGGGATGGAGCTGGTGTTGTAAGCCGCTCCTTTTAGTCGCCTCACAGCTTTAGAGCATTCCAGACAATTAATACCTTCGCATGCACCGTCACTTCGTCCAGCTTGACGACCCTGTCTTTGTGCTTGGGGTTGTCGCTGATCAGTTCGATTTCGGCGGCTGACACCATCTGCAGGCGCTTAATGTAGAGCATGTCGTTCCAGGTCAGCAGGTACACGCCATCCCCCATGAAGGTCTGCACGCCCCGGTCGATGATGACCGGATCGCCATCGTTGATAGTGCCTTCCATGCTTTGCCCATAACCGGTGACGATCGCCAGATTACTGGCTTGGGTGTAACGAACCCCTAGCGCGGACAGATAATCCTGGTGCAGAGTCAGGTGGCGGATGGTCTCGACATAATCCGGCGCGACCTGTCCCGCGCCCATAGCGCCACGAACGTCAAACTGCGGAATTGTGATCTCGCCTTCACGAAGACGGACTTTCTGAAAGTCTGCGGTTATCACGTTGCTGCCACCCTCCTTGGACTGATCGGACTGATCCGTTTCGAGCTGGGTGTGGTTTTCTGCGGGAGGGGTAAGGCGTCGGTCTTCATTGTCTACCACAGACAAACCTGTTTGAGCCATGCGCTCTATTTCCAGCGCAAGAGAAGGGCTGAAGTCGCTCACTTTGACCTTGAGTACTTCTGCAAACCGTGCGGCAGCTCTTGCATTTAGACGATTGTAGCCGTTCAGGTAATGACTGACTGCGCTCTGGCCTATATCCATAGCGTACGCCAGCAATTCTTGATTAAGCCTCAGCTCATCCTTTTTGCTGCTCCAGATTGCTTTGAGCCTGTCATTGTCGGCTCGTTCTTCAGGCGGCAGTGGCCGCTTTGCTTTGCTCATCAGTGCAATTTATTACCACAAGTTATACATATCAAATACCAATGGTGTTGACTTGTTTAACACCGATGGTAATACTTGGTCTGTTTTTTAGTTTGGAGCTTGGTAATGGAGCGCAAACCTCTTTCTGAATTTGTCGATGACGTAGGTCAGGCCGAAGCAGCGGCTGCGCTCGGCTGCACGCAGGGCGCGATTAGTAAGGCCTTGCGTCAGAAGCGAGAGATAACAGTCATCATCGAGGAGGACGGCACTATCAAGGGTCATGAGTTAAGGAGATTTCCTGCTCCATCCAGAAGCGGACAGCCTGCCGCATGAACTCTGACCTGAAGCCAGTATCGCCCATGCTTCCGTGTTTTTTTACCCACCATCTAAGGTGTGAATTTGTACAGGTGAATCATGACTCACGACCAACGCATCTTTGACCTGCTCGAAACGATCAACCAGGCACCGGGCCTGAGCGCCGGACAGCTGCTGGCGCGTTGCACCTCTGTAACCGCCAAGACATTTCCGTCAGCGATCAAGGACATGCACGTTCGTGGCCTGATCGTAACCACCGGACTGAAAGAGAAGACCGAATATCACCTGACCGATTCAGGCCGCGCATCGCTTGAATGTGGTGAGCTTCCGGTACCCAAGGCAGCCCAGCAGGACGCTGAACAGGAGACCCCTGCCGAGCCGGAAGCTGCCACCGAGGGTAGTGAGAATGAAGGCGTGAAAGCTGTCGCGCGAATGCTCCAGGGTGCGGCCGACGTTTTTTCTGGCATCGCTGGCGCTGATGAGGTGGTGCTGGACGAGCAGGTCTATGACCCACCCCTGCAGGTCTACGACACCGACAACACCACACTGGATGAGGCGCTGGCGCAGCTGAAAGAGCTGACTGCCGAAATCGACCGCCCGACCAACCTGTTTGATCTGATCGAATTTAACCGCCGTGGCGCTGCCATGGTGCGTAACGCTGCCCCGGTGGCGGCTGCATTGATGGAATCGAGTGCTAATGCACTTGAACGGGCTTACTGCCAGCAGTGAGGGCACCCAGCGGCGGGGATGGCGCCGACCGGTATCAGCTGTGAGTGACCGGGCATGGAATAACCGCAGCAGCAGAGCGATGGCTTACTCCTTTGGGCCTCACGGCACGCCAGGCGCTCTCCTGAAAGGACGGGGAATACAGCTGCAGTGGGGCAGCGCCCTGGATGAGTAGGGTCGCGGACAGCCCGGAAAGACGGGCACACGAATGCTCTAGTTGTGGGCGCGTTGTACCGCTGGCAGATCGGTGCCCCAGACAATCTGCAGGCCAGGGTTTTTCCTTTATCCCCATAGCCGGTGTCCCTCTCGCCGGTGGCGACAGAGAGAGGGGACTGATCTGCATCTTCGGCCGCTGGGTTTTTATCCTGGCCCGCAGGCATGGAAGAGGGTGCAGTTCAGTTGAGCCAGAAGACAGCCGTGCGACGGCTCCCGGTGGAATATTCGCGTCATCCAATACCCGGGCCGGTGCAACACAGCAGTGCAGGAAAGTTACGGGGCTGAGGGCCTGCATACCGAGGACGCCCCAGCTAACAGGCAAAAGAAAACCCCGACGCTGATATGGCTGGGCAGCCGCGACGGGGTTAACTAAACGAGGTGTTCATAATGAACCAAGTCATTGTAACAGGCAATACCGAATCGGTCACCATGACCAGTGCTGAGATCGCTGATCTGGTTGAGGCTCGCCATGACAGTGTTAAGCGCACGATTGAACGACTGGCCGAGCGCAGTGCAATTCAACTCCCACCATTGGTGGAAGTTCAAAATCACTTGGGTCAGCGGGTTAGCGTCTACTCAGTGGGTAAGCGCGACAGCTATGTGATCGTTGCGCAGCTTTCCCCTGAGTTCACGGCCCGTCTGGTGGATCGCTGGCAGGAGCTTGAGCAACAGGTAAGCAATCCTTACCAGTTGCCCGATTTCAGCAATCCCGCAGCCGCAGCGCGCGCCTGGGCTGATGCGGTTGAGCAGCGCCAGCAGTTGGCCATTGAGCACCAGAAGGTGAGCCGCGATCTGGAGCACATGAAGGCCCATTTCATTGATGGCATGAAAATCGTGGACTTTGCCAAGACGTTGAATGGCGTGAACTGCCAAGAAGTTCAGAAGTATTTGGCCGGGCAGGGCTGGCTGCGCCGTGATGGCTTCAGCGGCTGGCGCGTTAACAGCCGTGTACGTGACAAGTACCTGGCTGAGCGCACCACCATCTGGACACACCCCACCACTGAAGAGGAGCGCGAGCGCCATTACCCCGTGCTTTTGCGTGCTGGCGCTGTCCGCCTGTTTCAGATGTACACGACGGAGCAGCTGCCCATGAAGCAAACATGGAACGGCAAGATTGGGCATGGCTCGGAGGTAATGCAGTGAGCTTTCAAGCGATGGCTGCCGCCGTTGATGTTGATCTGCCGGGCAACAAGAAGTGCCTGCTGATGATGATGGCCAACTATGCCGACGAGAACGGTTTCTGTTATCCGTCAGTATCCACACTGGCTCAGGATGCAGGGGTGTCTGAGCGCTCTGTACAGAACTACCTGGCTGAGTTTGCAGAGAAGGGTATTATCGAGGTCCACACCCGCAAGACGGAATCAGGCTCGACTACAAGCAACCTGTACCGCCTGATGTTGCACAAAGCGCCGCAGATCGTGCGTGCTCGCAAGGCCCGTAATAATAGGGGTGCAAATACTGCACCCTACCCCGCAAATGACGACAAGGTGGGGTGCAACGGTTGCGGGGAGGGGGTGCAACCGTTTCCTGATGGGGGTGCAACGGTTGCACCCAAACCTATCACTGAACCTATCACTGAAACAGTCATTGAACCTGTTGATGACGCTGGCGCGTCCAGCAGCACGCAGGCGGTCGATTGCGCTGATCACGATCACACCGATGCGACCGACACGCATGTCGGTACCATCCCAGCCAGCGAGGCTGATGATCCGTTCCTGTCCAACCTGTTCAGTCCTGAACCCAGCGAGACGTTGCCAGCTGTGTCAGCGCCAGCCCAGAGCCGGGAACGCTTCGCCATGCACTTCGAGTGGGTACCCAGCGAGTGGTTCGCGGAGCGCTGTCGCACCAGCGGTGTGAACCTGACCCGCCTTGAGCCTGAGCAGCAAGAATCGATTCTGGGCGAGTTCCGCAGCTACTGGGAGGCCCGAGGTGATACCGCTACGCAGGCGCAGTGGGAGCACAAACTCCTGAACCAGCTTCGGCGCGTAGCAGCCGGCGGTCATGCCCCTGCGGCCACCCAGCAGCAGAAACGCGCCGCGGTATCCGCATCGATCATGAACATTGACGACACGGATTGGTGACCGGCATGCGTACTCCACACCACGCCCAGTTCGTGAAAGAGATCCAGCGTATCGGTGGCGGCAAGTATCACCTGTTCGACCTGTTCCGCGACTTCTGCGAGCTGGCAGCACTGAGCTTGGTGAATGCGGCTGATCGCCGTGAACACATCTGGAAGCAGCGTGAGGACCGCTACCTGCGCACCATCAATCGATATGACGATCCTGCCGACCGAGAGTCCATGGCCCGCCTGCTGGCGCATGTGATCAACGGGCTGGACGCTGAGCTGTGCGACTTCATGGGCGAGGTGTTTGGCGAGATGGAGCAGCACAACGCGGCACAGGGCCAGTTTTTCACGCCGTTTGATGTCTCCTACGCCATTGCCTTGATCACCCTTGGTGGACGCGCACCAGAGCTTGAGAGCCAGCCGTTCATTCGGGTGCAGGAGCCGAGCGTGGGCAGTGGTGGCATGGTGCTGGCCTTCGCCAAGGCGATGC